TGTGATTTTGTTGTCATGGTTATCTCCTTGATTGACAATTTACTATCATTAAACACTTTCATTTAAAAAAATCAACAAAAAGATTTACTTATTTAAAATAAAATGTTTATAGTGTGATGACTCAAGACAAAAGGAGAGAAATTGAGCAAACTTTTTTCAAAACAAATCACCAGCTGGGGAGTGGCTTGCAATATAAGCAGGTGCAAGACCATGGCAACAATCCCAAACGGCCAAAGAATTGTCATGTTGCTTTTAGAGCTTTATGATGTGATGCCTATGTACAATAATCTTTCTATCACTCAAAGATATCTAGAGATTGCAAATATCTTGGGGATTGCTGAAAGGCCAGCAATGAGGGCACTATCTGCGCTTTGTGATCATGGCTTTCTAGTAAAAGAAGCGAACGCACATGAAAAAGAGAAGAAGGCAAATACTTGGTGCTTTACCTCTAAAATGATTGTTAGATACTGGAGATCTTGGGGAGACTTCAAAGATATAAATGCCATTGCTTTAGATCCAGACACAACTGATTTAAAGATCAAATTAGAGGCTCAAGCTATTCTAAACAATATCTTAAACTCAAATATTTTACCCCTCCCCCCCCTGGTGTCATCCATAGCACCACCTGGTGCCACAAATAGCACTACCCTGGTGTCATCCATAGCACCACCTGGTGCCACCAGTGGCAGAAAACTTGCCACCAGTGGCAGAAAACTTGCCACCAGCGACACCACATTATTAAGAGAGGAAGATACATCTATTAAGAACAGGATTAAGGAGGATCAGCCAACTGATAGACTTTCTTCATCTGGATTTGCTGATTTGGATTTGCCTAGATGGAATGAAATGAGATCTCTTTTTAAAGAGGAGATGATCAAGGTTGATGACATGACTCAAATCAAAATTGTTTCAAACTGGCCTACTGCTCCAGATGGATATAAAATCAATCAAGAAGCTGGCTACTGCAATCATAATTTTAAAGCCAGAGATTTTGATAGAGAGACCTCTAGAAAGTGCAAGATTGTAAAATCTTTAAATGGACCTAAAACGCTACTTCTTAAAAGACATATGGACATGACTTTGCAAAACTTTGGCGGGATGCTGTCAGATGATGAAAATAACGCCATAGAGACATCAATCACCATCCCAACTGGTCAAAGGTTATTCATCTATGGAGAACGCTCTAAAGGAGAGCATTTAGCAGCAGCTATTTTTAAGCATGCTCTCTTCCAGATGGAAAATGGAAATGACCGATCTTTTGGATGCGCATCAATCTTCTTTGGTGGATTTGAGTTTTTGATTGATACAAGAAAAAACATTTATGAAAAATATGGAAGAGAAAATCCTGGAGGCTTCCCAACTGCTCAGCTTCTTTCTGACAATATCGAATACATGATCATTTACAATCACTCAACAGCCACTAATAAGATGCTCCAGCATGTGCATAATGACCTTGATCAGATCATCCTCAATAGGCCACAAATGAATTTTATCATCTGCTCCACTTCAAAGATCGAAGATTGCTCTAAAGCAATTCAAGACAACTTCATAAATGTTGAAATCAAATAGGCTGGCTATTTGTTTAATCGTTGCCAGCTCATCTTAAGCGAACCTTTTTAGATGTGGAATTGTTCTAGTGCGTAGCACCTTTAGAGCTGGCGAATTAAATCGCCGGTCAATTTGGTTAAATGGAAATCACAAAATACGCTAAACTAAAACCGACCGGCTCTAAATCTCAGCCTCTTTCTTAGCAAGAAACTCGTTCATAATTTGAGCTAAGATTGAGGCTGATCTATCTGGATATCATAAAATGAAAACAGCGAATTATCTTAGGCCAATGAATGGATATGTTATAGCAAAATGGGAAGATACTAGAGAGCATTCAATTTTATTTCAAGTTGTTGGGATTGCCAAAGATGAGGAAGAATTAAAGGCTGGAGATCTGATAGAAGTGCTTTCTAAAGACTATGATCAGATAGACACTCCAGTTTTTACAGATGCCTTTAGATTGAGCAAATCAGATATTATTGGCGTTTATGTGTCTATGTCTGATGATCAAAAAATGTTTAAACCATTTGATCTTGAAGAAGAATAATCAAGGCTAAATCTTAATGATCTCAATCCCATTGCCCCTTAAATATTCTTCGCCGGTTGAGATCCATCTGTCACTCTTATTTTCATAGACCACTGACTTGATACCAGCATGATGGATCAGCTTGGCACACATTAAACAAGGTGGAGCAGTCACATAAATTGAGCAGCCTTCAGTGGCTATCCCACATCTGGAAGCGTTGGCAATTGCATTAAATTCGGCATGGTGGCAACCAATTTGCGTATCTGAGCCACTTGGTATTTTATTTGCATCTCTAAGGCAACAATCACCACCACAAAGGCCGGCCTGCTTTCTAGCAATTCCATTGAAAGAAGACACTACTGGCACATCCCCCCGAACGATAATCGCACCTACCTTGGCTCTGCTACATGGAGAGAGACTAGACATGATCCCCGCCATATCTAAAAAAGCTTTATCTTTAGCAGTCATAGCAATCATCATCCTTTGATGCAAGACAAGTCAACTCGGAAGCAAGTTTGACGATTGCTTTAGATCTCTTCCCGCACTTGCCTTTATTGCCTACTGTATATCTGCCTAAAGCAAGACAAGTATCGCCTTTGCTTTGAGCAAGCCAAATCGAGTACGCCTTGACGCCGTATTCAATTTCACTACATCCGGCACAGTCGACAAACTGACGCTTGACCTGCATCACACCCTTTGCACCAGCTGAGGAAGTCAAGCCAGTCTCAAACCGGCTTTCATGGTAAGCTAAAGCAATCATCAAATATGGATCAATCTCAAACTTATCGGCAGCCTTGGCCACCATCTCGCATTGTTTCATCCTAGCGGGGATTGATGCAGACATCATCTTCTCCCAGCTCACACTTTGATGAGACTGGCTAGGATTAAAGATCAATCCCATGACATGCCAGCAAATTTCAAAATAGCTACTCATCTTCATCCTCGCTCTTGGTGATATCATCCCACTCATAGCAATAATTCACATCATCAAAAGATAATACAATTGCATCTTGATCAAGGATTGCTCTGCATTTTTTGCAGTAGTGATATTCAATACTTGATCCGGCTAGTGTTGACTTGATTTCATTCTGGCATCTTAGGCACTGCATCAATAAGCTCCATCGTCTTGGGGAAAATCGTTGATGCAATAGTATATACAGCTTTTGCAAATTCCTGCATTTCAAATTGTGAATGATGATCAAGTCTTAGTTTTAGAAAGTGCATGATCGCCTGAGTACTAGCAGACCAGATACATTCGCTATAAGTGCCAACTGGAAGAACAATCCTAGCCTGCTCCCTACATACTCCCAACTCAAGCAACTTTTGATAATTGCAATAAGCGATCGTATAGGCCTCACTAAGCAAAGCCAATGCATCCATATCTTGATCATCATCTAGGTGACCAAATGAAGATTGTTTGTTTTTAGTGTCTTGCAGTCTGAAATGCTCAGGATAAAAAAAGCTCTCTTTGATCTCGGTGTATCTTGCACTTTGCTCATTCCACGCACAGCCAACTTGGTGTTTCATCCACTGCCTAAGCACAAAGATTGGCGCTTTAATTCTGAATTTGAGATTGCCATGTCTAAAGGGGGATGAGTGATTATGATCCCAAAGGTATCGCAAAAGTTTCTCATCTTTGCCGGTCCATTCTTTACTTTCTCCAGCATAAGAGACGCGAGCAGCATTGACAATTGCCAGATCATCCCCCATGTGGTCAATCAATTCAACAAATCCGCCGTTCACTTCTATTTTCATCATCTTCTCCTTAAAAAAATATTATATATTATTATATAATAATTGCGTTTCATGTGTTTATATAACACACACAACAGGAGAAAATTATGTTGAATACTTCTTTAATCAACCGTCTCATCAGCCTTGAGGGAGTTGTAGACGCCATGTTTAAGATCGAGGCGCCAGATGTCGCAACCGCCTTGAAGATCTGCATCAGCGACATCTTCTCAGACATGATCAAAAAGCATGGTGAGGATCTTGAAAGGCAATTTGCCAGTGAGCAAGAGATTGAGGCTAAGATCAAAGATCTATCCAAAGAAAAAAATGATGAAAACATCAAGCAGATCAAAGAAATTTACGATCAACTAAAGGCCAGAAAATGAGAGAATTTTCAGTTTATAAATTGCATGTTTCAATGGACGCTTTCAAAGGCGATTCCGTCTCTTTGCATAATTTTTTCAAGACGATTTGTTTAGTCAAGAACGCCGGAGCTTTCACCTATCAGAGCTCAGACACTGGCTTTATCATCGGCTCAGCAACATCAAATATCGTGCTTGATGTATGTATCGATGACTATGAATATACAAACGAGTATTTTGATCTGATGCTAGACAATAAAACCATCTCAATGAGATACCTTGTTGAAAAAATGGTGACTATCTCTTTAAAGGTCGTTCGCAATCGCAGTTATTGCAAACAAGTTTTAGCTGCTCAAGATCCAGAAAAAGAATTGATCAAGCTGGCAAATAAATTTTACAAAACACTTTACATTTCAGCGGTGGATAATCTCCATCGCACAAAGAGAGTCTTAAAAAATGCTCAATAGAATGCACTTAATTGGCCGCGCTGGCAGTGATCCACAAATGAAGAAGATCGGTGAAAAAGATCTTGCCACCTTCTCCGTTGCCTATTCAGAGAGATACAAAGATCAAGATCAAGTTACTTGGTTTAATTGCGAAGTCTGGGGACAACTTGCCAATCTCGTCTCAACTCAACTCAAGAAGGGGGATAAGATCACCGTTATCGGCAAGATCCAGATCAACCAACATGAGGGAAAAACTTATGTCAAACTCCTTGCAAGTGAGATTATCTTTCTATGAAAATCAAAGATAGAAAATCAATCCTCAATCTCTATGTGTCAACAAAATTGATCAGCCTTCTTGACGCTTTCAGTGATAGGCACTCTATCAAAGTTTCAAAGCTGGCTGAAAAGCTTATGCTTGACGGTCTCAACAAGTCTGAGATTGATCAAGTTTTGTCTATTGATGATGATGATGCTATTGAGAAGATCACTACTAAAATCATCAGGGAGCTAGATCATAGCCATGAACGAAAAGACTAAACTCGTTAAAGAGAAAACTGGGATGAACATTAAGGATTTGGCTAGAGAAATCGGCTATCATGAAACCACTATTATCAATGTTCTAAGAGGCAAAAATCAATCTAGCTATCAATTAGCCAAAATACTTGCAGAAAAGACAGGTATGTCCCCGCTCTACTTTTTGGAGAATGATCATGGCAAAGACTAAAGCAGCTATAAAAATTGATACAGTTGATTCTAAGGCCGGCAAAAATAGCAATGCACTAACGAAAAAGCCAGAAGAAGATCGAGCTGAAATCGCCAAAAAGAAAAGGCTTGTATCAACCGAGCAAGTGCTTGAGCTTATATCTCAAGGCCTCTCTCAAACTGATGCCTTATCTATCGTTGGCATTCCCTACCCAACTTGGCACAGCTGGATGAAGGCAGATGCTGAATTGGTGGCAGACATCAAGCGAGCTGAAATCTCTCTTAAGCTCAAGCACCTTCAAAACATTCAGCGCCATTCTGAAACCGATGTGCGTGCATCTCAATGGTTGCTTGCTCGTAAGTTTCCATCAGAGTTTGGAGAGAAGTCAACGATTGATATGAATACAAAATCGGATGACTCAAAGGTGATCATCAATGTGATCCAGCAGGTACAAAAAGAGAAGCATGCTCAAGTCATACAAGTAACGCACGAATTGCCAGAAGAAATCGAAGATGAAGAAGACTGATATTGAGCTCAAACTTAATCCCTTGCAGATCGATCTGATTGATAAGCTGATCTATTCTCATGATCCATTTATTGCCGTTAGAGCTGGCTGGGGTAGTGGTAAGACTTCGGCGCTTGTGTTTGCCTTGTGGACATGGTCAAGCATCCATCCAAACAAGTCATCTCTTTTGATCACCGACACAGCGCCACGCTATCGATCGGTCTTAGGTCCGGAAATTGAAAAGTGGCTTGTGCCTTATGGCTGGATATACCACCAGCAAGAAGGCAAGTGGACGGCTCCAAATGGTCATGTCGTTTGGTGCAGATCTTATTTTAGACCAGGCACAAGAGACGCTACACATAATCCATTGGAAGGCCTAAACATAACTTCAGGTCTTGCGTTGATTGATGAATGTCAAACTTTATCTGAAGAAGTAGCGCAGAAAACTCTTGGCCGTCTTAGATCTGGTCCATCACCTAAGATGATCATGGTAGGCTTGCCCGTTTGGGGAGCTTGGTGGGTCGACTTTGCTGAGAAAGCTGGATGCACGCCAATCTTCTATGCTAGCCATGTGAATAAAGCCAACTTGTCAGAGGCTTGGTTTGACGCCGTCAAGAATTTGCCAGAGTCTGAACGGCTGGCAATGGTTGAAAATCAACCTAGACCACCTCAAGGCGTGATTTATTCTGAATGGACACTAGGCCACATCATTGACAATTGGCGATATCATCCATCTATGTCATCAAGGCTTGTCATTGACTTTGGTTTTAGAAAGCCTTCAGTTTTGATCTTAGCGCATGATCCAACTTTAGAAGCTGATGTGATATGTGCTGAAATCAATCCTCAAGAAATCACGCTTTCAGAGCTTGCCAAAGAAATCCTCAAGATTGCTGCTCCTAGAGATCTAGCCAAACACTACCCCAACCGCATTTTGCTTGATGGTGCATCTGGTGATAAAGCCGGATCCGCTAGATCAGATCGAACCGCACTATCTGCATTCCATGAGCTAGCTAAATCTCCAGCTCAAGGAGGCATAGGAATTGCATTTAGATGGTGCACTGATCCAATACGAACGGACATCTTAAACGGCGTGCAAAGAGTTAAACGCTTGATCCATCAACGCAAGATTTTATGCTCTAAAGAAGTTTGGGATAGAGGTGGATCTGCTCAAGGCAATTCATTCAGAAAAGCAATCTTGTCTTACGCTTGGGATGGTAAAGAGACACCAAAGAAAGACGGGAAGGAGGATCCTCTAGACGCTCTAAGATATGACGTCATAAATTGGCGCTGGAGAGATAGCGAAATCCAGCCAGATAAGCCAATTCCTCCAGCCTCCCCCACGGTCAAGAGTAAGCTGAATCAAGTGAGCTCACATATAAAAATGATGAGGAGCCACTAATGCTAAAAGAAAACACAATTCACTTGGGAGACTGCCTTGATCTGATGCCATCCATTCCCAGCAAATCAGTTGATATGATCTTATGCGATTTGCCTTATGGTACAACCGCTTGCGAATGGGATTCTATTATTGATATGGGTAAACTTTGGCAAGAGTATGAGAGAGTGATTAAGGATAACGGCGCTATTGTGTTGACGGCTCAAG